TTATGTGCGACAAATGTTTTATTGAAATTCAAGGATCGTGACGCTACACAATTAGTACCGTCTATAACGGCCAATCCAATTAATATTCTATTGATGGTTACAAATGCCGAACCACTGTAACGTTTCCAAACCTCATTGGTCCTATCGAACCAGTAATCACCCGTTGCTGGCCCACCTGGTTCGGCGAAGGAATAAATGGGTGTAACATAGGTCACATCTACAGTTGTCGCGTCATCTTCAACAAATATCCAAGCTGTAGACATAATTGTTAATGTGTCATTATCTGCCAATGACACCCGCGTTAACGGTGCCGAACTACTGTCGAAATAATAACCACGGTAACAGTTTGTTAATTCTGTAGACGATTTCACATATGCTAAGAAATATTCTGTGTCTTTTTTGAAGGTCACATATTGACCAACCCGGTTTGTTATTTCAGATCCTGCGGCATCAATAGTGATTACAGTATCATCTTCACCCAACCATTCACTAGCCTCTTGGTCAACCATGGAAGTGTCATCAACATCAGCCGTATTATTCGAACCGGGGGCAACGGTTAAACTGGCCTTAGATATATCCGTTGTAACTGTTGTGGATGATCCACCTATGTTTACAACTAAATTTGTTGTAGATCCTAAAACTTGGAATGATGCAGCGGCACCATTGGCTAATATGAAATCTGGGAATTCGCTTGTGGATCTAATTTTACCGGAAATAATTGAATTAGCATCACCTGTAAGATTTCCAAGATCAATGGCTGATCCCCCTACAACCAAACCAGTGGCAAATAGGTTTCCCCAAGGGTATATGGCCGAACCTAAATCTTGCGCGGCTTCAACATCACCCGTTGAAGGGTTACGTCCCAACTGTGCCGATAAGTGAACTACGGAAATCGTTATACCACGATTCATCCATACTATCACCGGCAGATTTATCGGCAGAAATGTCATTTGTTCCCATTGGAAAACCATATTACATGTTAGATGAAATTATTATACCCTATATTAAACTTGTCGTAAACGTAATGTTGTCAGGAATGTTTTTGCATCATGTGTTATGCCGACAACTTTCCATGTTTTATTTGGTGTAATCTTGGTTCCACCCACGATGTAAGGTGTCACATCACTTCCAGCAATAGCAGCACCCGCAACAGGGACCTTATTACCAGCAAAACCCTTATGGCGCTTCTGGAAACTCACACTAACAGGACCTAACATTTCAACAGCTTTTGCGACATTAGTTGTAACAATCAATTCCAATTCTGGCTTAGGTGTTTTAAATTGAGCAACATAATAATCTGCAATTGCTTTATCGGTGGCCGTTGTAGTGATGAAATCGAATGTATATGATTTCAGACCAATGCCATATCTTTCAACGAAATCATTGTCCGTTGATGTTTGTTCATTAACTGTTATGGTGTTGAATGTTCTTTGTAACCCATTGTTATAATTCTTTATTTGTGTAATATTATCCCTTTGGAACCTATCACCGCCGCCGAATAATTCCAAAGGTGAACCGGCTAAAATATCCCTATTATTAACTACCATATCGCCGGTGCTATCTATATAAAACACAGAACCCGATGCATTTAATAGTTGCAACAATACTGTTCTTGAATTCTTCTGACTAAAAGAAGTTGAATCGTCTATTGTGGAATCATAGCCAACTGAAATTTTACTAACGTCATAACCAAGAACGCTTGTTATAGCAGGTCTATTTAATAACGCTTTTATGGCATCTGATGCAAGGTTACCATTGCTAATCAAACCACCTAAAACTTTCACCTTATTAAAAATACTATCCAAGGATAATATACGGAACTTCACCAAATCTTTTTCAAAATCCTGGACAGTAGCTTCATCATTTATTAAACCAGAATAAATAACATTGGATCCAGCGGCTTCGTCAATATATCTAATTTCAACTTTAGCCCTATCACGTGTGAAATAGAACATTGATGAACTGTCTGTTTCATCGTTAAAACGTCCATCGTAATTGGTAACGGTTAATCTTAAATCGGCATATGTATAAATACCAATATCATAATTACCTGAATCAATTGATTGTTTTATCTTACCAAAATTCTTAGAGGTCACGAAATCAGAAACATCAACTTGCGTTCCATATGTATCGTTGGTTGTTAGTGGTGTGATCAACACCTGATAATATGATATACTCATTTTAAACCTCTTCGGCAACACGAACACTGGTTATTGGGGAACTTGTATAAATGTTATTTCTCCACACAGTCCTTATCTGACCAAACGTTTGAACCTGGTACAGATCTTTTAAACGCCAGTTTTTAAATTCAGCTGAAAAACTACTGATCCCATGCTTCCCACCACATAGCCATATTAAAAACGGATCCTGTGTTTCGTATATAGTGTTCAATAAGGTGATATCACCTTGATCCACATACTCCAATGATATCTGTGCATCAAATATTTCAAAGTTCTTTTGTGTGACATACTTACCAGTTTGCACTTGGGATCTTTTTTCATTGGAATCCGTTGACGGTTTTACATCTGGGAAACCTGTGAACGTACCTATTTCTGAAGTTATCCCAGCAAACGTTAGATATTTTTCAGCGTTTGCGACCTGTGTGTTATATATTTCAATTCTAATGTTACCGGCTGTCACTTCATCAAATTCAAAATAAGCTGAATCTTTAGCATATTCTGTGACGTTAACCCCAGTCAAATCACCGTCAACACCTACAACACCTGCAAAATCTTGGTTCGTATCATAATAAACCCTGAAATCTTTACCGTTCATATCGACAAGGAATAATCGTGAAAAGGTTTTATTACCATCAAATGTTATTGTTAGGACTTCGGTGGTGGCGTCATTGCTCCCCACACTATCCCACCTTAAATATCTGTTCATTGATAGCACGTTATCAGCTGCCCCATCGGCAGTAGATGCAGCAATAGTTGCCCCATCTTTGAATAAACATGCACTCTTTTCAAATACTTTTATACCGCCTGAAATAGTCATATTATACCCTATCCGTTCCTAATGTTCCATTTTCTAATTGTTCAGCAGTTATGAATTGAGCCGCCTCTTCTGTAATTGATATTTCAATTCGTGAAACAGATCCTTCACCTGACCCACCTTCGTCGCTAAATCCACGGGCCTTGGCTGTTGCTGAAACAACCTCTTCAAAATTACGCCTTGGCACAACCAATTACCCATCTGATAACATAGCGGGGTGCCTATCCCCTTGACGCGCCCCCATGGACCTACCAACCAAACCACCAGTCTCAAATCCCTGGATAGCTGTGGCCGCAATAGCCGCCGACTGTATGGCACCCGCAGCACCGACAGCAGCAGCTAGTGCAAAGTTGATAGGAGGGGGCGCGGATCCTAATGCAATTGAAACACCCTTCGCAGTTTCTACAAGGGATGTTGCAAACGCTGATGCCTGTTGAACACCAAATAACAACTTGGCAATAGCCGAACTTTCACCAAATAACAACTTCCCAGCATTTACCGTGGCATCTAAATTATTTTTTAAATAATCTTTCGTGGATTCTAGTTTATTAGCTTGATCCATTTCCTTTTGAACACGGACCTGATCAAGGTGTTTAAACTCTGCTTTCTGTTCAGATGTGCGACCTTTATCACGAACCTTTTTCAGATCATTTATCTTCTTTTGCAACTGAAGGATTTCAACACCATTGAACTTTTCACGTTGCGCCCGTAGCAAGGTTAGTTCGGCCACTTCCAATTCCCTTTGTGCGGCAAGTGCTTCAGCTGTTTCTTGGAATCTTTGTGATCTTTTTTGCTCCTCGTAACCCTGATCAGCTTCATCTTGTTGAACACGTCTTTCCAAGTCAGCGGCACGTGCAATGGCCTTTTCTTCGGCTATTGCCTCTTCAGCTGCACGAACTTTTTCAGCGGCACGCTCTGCGGATATACCTTCAAATATATCATTATATGATTCCTGTAAACCTTGATTCTTTTCAATCAATTCATCTGTGGAATTTTTTAATTGTTGTGCGAAAAACCTATATTCTTGTGCCTTTTTATCTAAGAAACCACCTGGGATGACCTCTAATGTAGCCGCCGCCAGTTCATAAGTTTTAGCGATAGCTTCATTAATAGCTATCTTAACATTGTTAAACCCAACACGAGCACTATTAGCTAACACAGTGAACCCGGCTTCAGCTGCAGATAAAACAACTGTGAACCCACCTACAGCCTGAACACCGGCTAACACTATAGGAATCAACAAGGTAAGCCCTAACGTACCTGCTGCCCATGCCGCGCTGAAACTTAGACCCAATGCGGTGACCCCCGCACGTAAAACCAACACACCAACACCAAGAGTGGCCATTACAGATATCACACCTGTGATAGCGGTTCCCACAAGTAGCATATTTGATGCAAATTTTAATATAGCCGGGTTCCCATCACGAATATCACGAAATATTTTAAGTAGTGCCTTTGCAAATGGTTCCAGAACACCAAATACATTTTCACCGACCTTTGATGATAGGTTACCAAATGCGTTTGCTAACTGGACCAATACCCCCGTACCACCAGATGCAGCTTTTGCAACACCCGACATTTGACCTTGCACTTCACCAAGTATGATTTTTTGAGCTTCAAACACCCTATTGGATTCCACAAGGGTGCGGATCTGTTCACGTTGTTGTTCTGTAAATTGGATACCAACCCTTGATAAAGCTGTGACACCTAATATAGGATCGTTCAGGGCTTTACCAAGTTGGATAGCCGATTGTTTAGCGTCTGTACCAAGAACCGTTGCCATGTCCAATACGGCTTCAGTAGCCTGTGGGAAGATATTTTTACCAAGGTTCTTAAATGTCAATAGCATGTTAGCAGCAGATTGAACTGCTGAATCTGAGAATATTGTTTGATCTTGTAAGGCTGTTGATAGTTCTGTTATTTCATCAGCTGTGACACCTGCAGCAAACCCAGTTGCTTTCAGGATAGCCTTGGTTTGGAATGCGGCCTGTTCATCTGCCCGGAATGCCTTTGTGACACCAACGATGGCTGCGGTTAGTGCTACAAATCCAACAGCTGATTTCTTAGCAATACTAGATAAGTTATCCTGTAATTGCTTAGTTTCGCCTTTTATCTTTTTAAATTCTTTTTGAAGATCACGTGAATCACCTTCAATTCTTATTACTAATGACTTGTCGCGTGACATTGTTTCACCCCCTTTTTATAGCATCAAGAACCTGTTTATCATTAGCTTTTTCCTGATCTTTTGTGTATTCAATTTTTTCATCAATTGCTGTTTTAGTGACTATCTGCCTTTTCATATCCTGACCATGTAACATGGCGTTATAGCAGAAGTCATTATTTTCCCTGATAGATATTATTTCTACCATACGATTTGCTAATTTTGGTGTGAATTGTTCAAGAAACTGAACATAAGTATAAGGGTAATTACCCCCTATACGATCGTAAATTTCTTCGGTATCCAGGGAAACAGGCGGTGCAGAACTTTTTTTTTACTTTGTTCAGCTTCAACTGTGCTATCCATAACGATTTCTGTAACAGTCTGCAACACTGATGTGTAATTTGTCAGGCCATTTTGAATGTTGTTTTCACACATTAAATAATACAATTTATGAGCGATATCAACATCATCACTTTCCTGATCATTTGCGGTGACCTTCGCACTTTCTATTTTTTGCTTACTCTCTTCATCAAGAAGGCAATAAGCAACAGCAGCAAGATCATACGGTTTAGGTTCTTTAAGTACTTCAGATAAATCTTTTTCGCCCAGAACCGCCGATATATCTATTAATTTCATAAATGTAAGAGGCATCAGCGTTAGCTGGTTCACCTCCCCAGAAAATATAATAGATAACTTGCGGTTCTGAACGAAACAATTTTTCATTATGCACTAGCCTTAGTTCTAAGCATTCTATAAACACCATCACGAGTAGCGTCACGGAACAATGACATGGTTACGCTAGCTTCAGAAAAAGCGTTTTCAGTGAAATTAATAGGAAGGCCAACGCCAGCAACTTTATAACAATCAATCATTGTCATGTAACGGTCACCAGGGCGCTGTGCCGAAATCATTAAACCGAAATCATTAAACGTTTCGGAAGAACTACCAATAACAACTTCTTCACTCTCAGTATTGATTGGACGCGCATCAAACACAGCTGTATCACCTGTAACCAAGGCAATGGTACCCGAATCACCAGTTAATTCCAAGCCGAAATCAGGGATTGTAACCGCCGAACTTTGAACGATGGTCAAAGCCGTTGTGGTAATTTTCAACAGATCATCAACAAATACTTTATCAACACCATTTGCAAAATCAAGATCTGTCAAGGCATATACATCAACTGTAGTTGCTGAAGCGGCTTTAACAACATAACCTGAGAATTTCAAATCAGCCTCACTGCCTGATTTAACAGTAACAGTATCAATACCCGTTGCGGCAACAACTGATGTACCATTGGAGTTGGTAAGTGTGGTTACACTTCCACTGCTTTCAGCGGCGTTTTTTGTAACAGCTTTCCCAAGGAGGGTTTCAAACAAGAACGGAGGGTATTCCCGTAATGTCAATGTCAATTCAGCAGTAATCAAACCACGTTCAACTTTCCAAGGGTATTTAGATGATCCACCAGTTAAAGGTGTTAATTCACCATCTGATGATAGTTCAGCTGATGCGACAACTTTAGCGGTACCATATGGCAACCGTGTATCGGGGTTATAGGCCGTAATTGAGTGTATACCATAAATGGTTAATGGTTCTGACAGTGACATTGTAGTAACTCCTTAAATGATAAGTTCAGTTTTTAGATTCGGGTAAAATATTTCCGGTACGCCTAATTTTACAATATCATCACCTTCTTTGATATCAAATCTATACTCATTATGGGCAATAATGAAATCACCCTTTGCAATTATAGATTTTTTAGCGTGTTTTGTTTTAACTTGTGTATCTTCGCCCATGATGTTCATCCTGTAATAAATGTTTTGATCTGTATACCGCTAATTTTAAAACCACCACCTTGGCTAAGTTCAACATCAGCTGGTACAAATTCACTTATTCTTAAAGGTGATGTCGAAGCTGATTTCTTAAAATTACTCTGAATAATCTCACGTAAGCACCTTGAATACCTTAACATTTTACTTAACATACCCGTTTCACCCGTGTCAGAAAGTATTACAGATACAGCCAAGGTCACTTCCATTTTTGTTGTACCACCAACAGTTTCGGTATCTATATTTACAATCGTGTAATAAATGAAACTATCTTTATTAAAAACTTGTTGGTTTACATCATCGAAAAAGGCTTCACCTGGTATATTTTCAATGCGTATAGTATCAAATTTTTCACTGTTAATCTCGTTAACTTTTGCTGACAGGTTATCCTTTATGGTTGTGATAACCTGATTTATAAATGACTCTATATCATACTTTTCTGACATTACCCAAAACCTCTAATCTGGACGCGACATAATCACCGAGTATTCTTCCAATCCGTAATGATTGGGCATCGTCTATAAACAAAAATTTACGTTCTGGCATACGGGAATTGCCCTCTTGTACATACCTAGCATACGGTACCCTAGTTCCCTGAACCAGAGACTTCTTACCGATGTTTCGTATTGTATCACCATTTCCGGTCCCTGTAACTGAATTTTTTAACTTACCATCAAAAACAAGTATAGGTGCCGCTGGTCTGACCTTTCTTTTATAGTTCGCATATCGTGACGACAAAGGTGGGTATTTACCTGAACCCTTCAATATGAAATTCTGAGTTGATGTTTTGAAAATATCACGTGACACTTCCCCCATGGGGAAACGTAGGTCACCGACAGCCTTCACGGCCCTATCAAGTTCAACTTTGAAGGTATTATCATTATCTACTTTGTAAGAAACAAAACCTACCATTGCTGACTATCTTTTTCTATTAGTGGAACGATTGCACTATTACCTGTTTCAGTGTGAAAGGATGCCAGGGAGGAGGTTGAATCCGTTAATGATTCACCTGGTAAATCCATTTCATTATCACGAATAGCTCGCAACATCTTCATACTTTCCCTATATGATGATCCCTCTGTTATTTCTTGGACAACATTGGGGTTTGGGATAGGTAAAGCTTTCTTCAAGCTTAAGATCTTTGCGACCCTGTAGGCCACAATATCAATCGAAATCTTTTTAACTACTAATAGCGAAGCAGATGCCGTGACAGGCGTAGTATATCTTTTGTTAAGGTGCATATCAATTACAGCATCAGCTTCGCTAATAAATCCTACAACAGCCGCACCTGTGACACTGGTTGTGGCATCAAGTGCCAAACCTTTCATCTCATTAAGAATATCTGTCTTCAGTGCGTATGCCATTTATACTTCCTCTACAAAACCCAATTCTTCCAACTCAAAAAGAACATCTTTGGGAACTTCAGCACCCTTTTCATAGTATGTGCCATTTCTTTTAAGGTTACAATTAACAACCTTGACTTTCTTTCTTACATCTTCAACTTTTTTAACTACTTTAACCACTTTACCCTTAGTGTTTTTCTTGGGTTCAGCAAATATATCAGTTTTATCAGACATCGTATTTTCCTTATTTTGCGGGATGGTAATATATTAAGGGGCACATACCTTGCGCCCCTTAGTGGTAATTTATTTAAGCAATAGCGTTTTTGATCAAGTACCCAGCTTTAACTGAACTGAGTAGTTGTTCGTATGCATCACCAACCAAGATTTCTTTAGCACCAGGAGGGTTACCAAGAACATTCTTGTAAACTTTACGTGGCGCACCAAATTGTTGGAAACGATACCCAAGGGATATTTGACGCTTCTTAGCAGCAGTAGGTGCCACGGCAAATATGATATGTTTACCCCAGACAGCATCTATAGAGGATGTTTGACCCTCTTTAGCTGTCTCATACACAGCACTACCAACTAGAACACGCTTAACACCCATTGCGCTGGCCAATTCACCCAAAGTTAAACCACCAGGCTTATGATAATTATAACCAAGGTTAACTAGGAAATCAGGGTGTGTGCGGATCTTATCGAACACAGCCCAAGACATGATGGCAGTATCAGGCATCATACCTACAGCAGCTTGAATAGTTAATCTAGCTGTTGCAAAATCACCCAAAGGATCTGAAGCACTATAATCACTATATTGATCGGTTCCAGAAAGAGTGGTGTTTTGAGTAAGAACAGATGTGCTTGTTAAACTATCAGCCAAACCTTTTTCTTTACCCAACCAAAGTTTGGTAACAAGTTCATCTGTGGTATCAGCTTCAGCATCAAATGGAGATTCAACATTAGCATAATCAGCCCTAGTAATAATATCAGATAAACCATGTTCAGCGATATTATATTGTTGGGTTGAATAAGTGCGTGTGTCAACTCTTGGGTACTTGTTCTTACCACCAGTAAGAGTAGTTTCAATCCGCAAGTGCGAGGTGCCATATGCACCAATCAGACCTGTAGATTGCACTACATTAACGAGTGGTAAAATTTGTTCAGAAATATATCCTTCGGGAACGATCTTGTTGGATATATTAGTTAATAGCTTATCAACTTGTGCTACTTGTTGTGATCCTGGCATTGTTTTAGTCCTTCTTTTATTTTAAGTAGATTTCTAGTTTATTAGCCAAATTTAGCTAATAGCTACACCACCAACATTTTCAATGATCGTACCGTTACCGGCACTATCAATATACATCAACACAGCTTCATTTGGAGCGTTGAACGTTAGAACGTTGTTTGATCCGTCAACAGTTCCCGCGGTCATTGTAAACGTATGTGCTGCAGTACCCGATGCGCTGGTATCTTTCACCATTAGGAAACCAGGTGAATTGATTGCAGCTGCAAGTGTAGAAGCGATAGCAACAGTAGCGTGGTTAAGCTCAACTGATTGAATACCAGGTGTAACGGTGCCTGTTGCAGTCAATTCTTGAGGTGTTGCAGCAGTTGATGTTGCTTGTAGAACTAATACCTGAAACACATCATTATCAACAGCATCTTCAATGGCAATTGCGGCATAAACATCACCTGGGTTTGCAGTAACCAGATCACCATTGGCATCAGTTTTAAGCATATCATTAGCTGTAATTGTACCACCAGCAATAGCTTTAGAGCCACCACCTAGTGATGCAATTTCAGCACTCTTACCTAATGTTGGTGAATTTTGAAGAATACCGATAATAGAAACGTTTGCACCTGCAACATCTACAGCACCATCAGTTCCCAAAGCAAGGGCTTTGTATTGTTTAGTGGATAAATCTGTACCGGTGGCAAGATTTAAAATTACATTTGGAGTCGCGAAACTAGCCATTTTTAATAATCCTTATTTTAATATTATTTTATATTCTAGATATTAGCTATTAGAAAGCTTGTAAAGTTCGGGGTTTTCTTTCACAGCGAACTTAGTTGCTTCTGTAAATGTCATACCTTTATCTTCAACAAGTTTCCCAACAATATCATCTAATTTTTTATCAGCTGTTGCGGCTTCGTTGTTACTATCAACACCACTTCCAACTTCACTAAGGTTGATTGACACAGCGTTTTTGGCAAATTCTGCTATATTGCCTTCCATAAAAGCAACACGTTGTGCTTCTACTGCAGTACCTTCGGACAGCATTTTGGTGAATGAAACTTCTTTATCTTTTTCGCCGTTTACCTTTTTAAGTGCGACTACTTCATCGGAAAGTTTCTTAAGTTCGGATTTAGACGCGTCATCAGCTAATTTAGTAGCAGCTTCGAAATCTGCAAGTTTTTTAGCAGCTTCAGCAATATCTTCATCAGAAGCTTTAACACTCATACCAAGTTTTTCACCCAGTTGTAGTTTTTCATCTTCAGAAAGATCGGTGATAGAAGCTAAAATGTCATTAAAATCAATAGTCATTGTTTTACCCTTTTTGTTAGATTTGTTTTTTGATTGGTTAACATCTTCGTCTGAGAAAACCGGTTGCATGTTTTTAACATGTGGACGGTTAGTCAAACCGGCACCAAAAAGCGTGGCACCATATTCTTTACCTGTTTCAGAATCTTCATATTCTAAAGAAAAATCAGCGGAAATATAACGAATTTCCTTACTGGTTATTTTCTCCCTAGCCTTATCTGTCCACTCTACGTTGATCCAAAGTTGAGAATCGTTTTCACGCAATTCTATTTCTCTAAACCACCCAGCGGCTTCGGCCCCAGATTCATGAAAATAATCAACTGCAATATCCACACCACGTGAACCACCATCAAAATTGGTTTTGAACTCTTTAAGAACTTCGGCAGTGATATTAAACTTGCCAAAAAAGGCATGATTAAATTTACCCGTCCGTATAAGCTGAACCCATTCGATATCTTTCGATTCGATTTCACGTAATTCGAAATGCATTTGTTTCGTTTTCATAACACTAAATCCTTTAAACATCTATATTAGCATAGTTATAATAATATGGAACTATAAAAATTTAAACACCGTAAACAATGTATCCATGTAGCCCCATTCCCCTCGGCTCTAAACCACAAGTCTGCTAGTGATTTTATCTTAACAGGTGAATGTAGATTCACCTTCGTCAAATGTCTTACTCTTGAGGATTCTGGCAACTTCCTCTTCAGAACCTGTTGGTGTCAAACCTATTGGGTTCGTTGGTTTAATGCTCTTTTGACCCTTCAACTGTGCCCTTACTGTGGTTTCACAATTATGGTGATAGGGTGGTAGGTCCCTAGTCTTATATTCAGCTTTAGAGAACACCCGGCCCGTTAGATTTACACATATTGGGGCATCAGGTGATGGATTAACAATAATGAAGCTTTCTATTTCTTCAAATACTTCCGGTGTTTGAAACACAGCATTTCTTGTGCTATTCACGTTACCAGAAACAGAATTTGTTGCAACTGTGCCTAATACACCCGTTGTTGTAGTGTATGTTGCAGAAGCTTCTCTCATGTCCTTTATAAGAGAATCAACACTATCTGTGGTATCCAACTTCTGGGATGCAACAAAGAACATACGCTTGTTCAGTTCATCATCTTGAGTATTCACAAGTTGCTCAATATCTGCACGTAATTTATCTCGCATGGCGAACGGTACAGATTTCAATATTTCTGTAAATTCATCAAATTTAATGTTCTGTAACCCTAATTCCTTAAGGACCCGGCGCGTTGACTCTTCTGATATAATTGCCATTTCCAAACGCAATTTATTTCGGTAATCCCTACGACCTGGGATAACCGTATCTTCTAGGATTTTTCTACGTTTGGCTACATTGGTTTCTTTGTTGAATTGCTTTTCTATCTTTTCCAAATAAGCATTTGTACGGGCAACCAAACCAGTTTCCATCAAGGTGTGTATGCCTTTGGAACGATTACGAATAAACAATGTTGGGTTATCGTCACTTGCGAATTGAACAGACTTTACATCGCTCAATTCAGCCTTTTCTTCTTTCTTAATGTTAATCTGCTTATCTAATCTATCAGTTTCCGAGCGTTCCTTTTCAGCAACAGCCAAAGCATCATCATCTTTTTGTTCTTGTGTGCGAATCGGGAAATCAAAGCTACGATTCATGGTATCTTCTAACTGAT